GGCCCTTTAGCTCAGTGGTGAGAGCGAGCGACTCATAATCGCCAGGTCGCTGGTTCAAATCCAGCAAGGGCCACCATATCACATACCGCCATTAGCTCATCGGGATAGAGCGCCAGCCTTCGAAGCTGGCTGCGCGGGGTTCGAGTCCTCGATGGCGGTCCATTATCTGCATTATGCGTTGTTGGTTCTGATGAGTGAATCATTGTCTTTTGAGCAACAGGCTATCATATAAGATAGCCTCAGACTTCCTTGTTTATTCTCGCCGGATGCTTCGCAGATATTTGCAGGCATCTGTATGCAGAGGTATTATTGCGGCATATATCATCCGGAAAAATAAAAACTACATGCTGATCCGGAGATGATAGTTACAAGTCCTCCCGGATCCCGCATATTTACTATATTTTATAGATAATTGTTCTTGTTAATATGGAGATGGATAAATGTATTGCCGTGCTGTACCAGTTCTTGTTTTGATATTAGCCAGTCTGACAACTGGCTGCACAAAAGATGTATCGACAAATAATTATGATGCTTCTCTGTATCACTCAGATAAATTAATAAAGTCGCAAAATTTGAGCTCATCGGAACGTACCCCTGATGCCAGTGAAGAAATCAGGCAGTATGCCATTCAGGTCAGGAAAGCCATAGAAGAACAGTTAAAGGATGCGAGTAAGTATTCAGGAAAAGAGTGTTCACTGAGAATGTATATGGCCCCGAATGGTCTTCTGCTACAGGTTAAAAGAGAAGGTGGAGACCCCGATTTATGTCGTGAAGCGATGAATGCGGTGAAGCATGCTGATATACCAGTTCCGCCGTCTCCGGAAGTATATAAAGTATTTCACAATGGAGTGCTGGATTTTAAACCGTGATTCTACATCTTTGCAGTAAACAATAATCATAATTGCATGTTTTTTCTGTGGTGGGGCATTTGGCTTCTGTTGCCTGCGATGTATTGTGGTGCTGGGATCAGCCTGTAGAAAATGCACACAGGTGTGAAGTGTTAAATTCCTCACAACTCAGAAAGCGGAATGTTGTCCTGTTAGCGGCGAATTTGTTAAAAGAAACTGGCATGGTGAATCCCCCTGTGCGGAGGGGCAATCAGCAACTGGTGTTTTGTCACCGACCCTTATCCTTTCTGTGCGGGTTCAGGTGCTGATACTGAACTCACCGGGAGGCACCCGGCATCATGCAATGGCACATAGCGCCACTCTCCAGCCCCTCTCCGGAGGGGCTGTTTATATTGATTTTGTCAGATGTGAGTAAACTCCTTATGGACTTTGTTGTTTTAGTCCATAAGGACATATTTGCAGAGTGCAACGGTTATTAAAGCATTCATTCAATACGTTATCTGTATTTGTAGGACATTCCTGGCTGTTTTTGATTAAATTCCAGAATGTTTTATTGAATGGTACTACGTTGTAAATGGTTACAGGTAGCACTTTGTTATTGAGCATGATACCTGTGTGAGTCAGTGTAAATATACTTTCAGGAGGTAAGAAAGCATCCGATTGATACCAGATTATTAATTTTATTTTACTCCATATGACTGAAAAAGATATTCCGCATGATGGCTGGATAACTGTATCAATCACAATCCACTTCATTTAGTTTCCTTGTTTATGTCTTGCTGGTGATGTTCTGAAAAGTATAAATGATATTTTTGAATGTAAACCATAGAGCAGAATTATTTTTCTGATGTTGTTTATTGTTTATTTAAATGCAGGGTGGTTTATATCTCGTCTTGTAGTTTATCCATGCATATCTGCTTGATGATGAGGTTTTTATTTAAGGTATGGTTTTGTGTTTTTTCTGTATTACATGTCAGGTATTTTAAAGAATTATTTTTCAGATGGTGGAAAGAACCATGGCATTTAAACACTATGATGTTGTCAGGGCGGCATCGCCGTCAGACCTTGCGAAACGACTGACACAAAAACTGAAGGAGGGGTGGCAGCCATTTGGCAGTCCGGTGGCCATCACGCCTTATACCCTGATGCAGGCCATTGCGGCGGAAGGTGATGTCACCACACCTGTGGTGGTGAAGCCGTCGGATGGAGAAGGCGCAGTTATCAGCACCACCAGCAACCCGGAGTATTACTTTGTTGTTGCCCTGGCCGGGCAGTCAAACGGTATGGCGTATGGTGAAGGGCTTCCGCTGCCGGAGACATATGACCGTCCGGACCCGCGTATTAAACAGCTGGCGCGTCGCAGCACTGTCACGCCGGGTGGTGCGTCCTGTAACTACAATGACATTATTCCTGCGGACCACTGCCTGCATGATGTTCAGGATTTGAGTAAGTTTTCACACCCGAAAGCCAGCGCAGCTCAGTATGGATGCGTGGGGCAGGGATTACATATCGCGAAGAAATTGTTGCCGTTTATTCCGGCGAATGCCGGTATTCTTCTGGTTCCGTGCTGCCGTGGTGGTTCTGCATTTTTGGCGGGCGATGAAGGTACCTTCAGCGAATCCACCGGCGCAAGCGAGACCTCGGCACGCTGGGGTGTAGATAAGCCACTGTACAAGGACCTGCTTACCCGTACTCAGGCCGCACTGAAGGCCAACCCTAAAAATATTCTGCTTGCAGTGGTCTGGATGCAGGGCGAGTTTGATTTGAAACAGGGTGCATACGCCACTCAGCCGGGGCTGTTTGATTCCATGGTGGAAAAATATCGTTCTGACCTGTCGGAATTCGGAGGTCAGTGTCTCGGGGGCTCTCCGTCATCAGTTCCCTGGATTTGTGGCGACACGACCTACTACTGGAAGCAGACTTATTCTTCGCAATACGATGCGGTGTATGGTGCATACAAGACGAAATCCGCAAAAAAAATCTTCTTTGTGCCGTTTATGACGGATGAAAACGGGCGAAATGTGGGTACCAACGAGCCGTCAGAAGATCCGGATGTTGCGGATATTGGGTATTACGGAGCCGGTGGTCGAACGGACGCCAAAACCTGGACGACGGCTGACCGTAAAACGCATTTTGGATCATGGGCACGTCGTGGGATTATTTCCGACCGTCTGGCAACGGCGATTCTTGTGCATGCCGGGAGAAACGCTGAATTCATTACCGGAAAACAGCCTGATACGGTGAAGCCCACCGGACCTTCCGGTGAAGGTACGGAGAGAGAGCCGGAAGCCCCGGTCAGTAACCGAACCCTGATGAGTCTGCTGGCGTCCGGCGAAGACCTGGCATCACAGGGCTGGCGCTATTATCACAAACCGGCGAGCGGAGACAATGTTAACAAAAACATTGCTGAAGCGGTGGTCAGTGATGCGGGGGCTACGGGAGGTAAGGCCCTGCAACTGAATAAACCGGAAAACCACATCTGGTTTCTGGAGCATGATGCAGCCGGACAGGGAGTGGAGTTACTGAAGAAGGGGGGACGTGTGAGCGTACGGTTTAAGTTGCCGGGTTCACTGGTGCCGAATCAGTTTGCCCTGGGCATTTACTGGCAGTTGTCGTCCCTGCCGGAGGGAGTGACGCTGGCAGAGGAAGGCAACGACATGCTGATGTCCTTCTTCCTGCAGACGGATGCGACGAACCTGAACGCGATGCACCACAAGAAGCCGAATGCGAAGCTGGATACGTTCGGGGTCTTTGATAACGGATGGCACACACTGGCTTTTGAGTTTGCCGGAAACAACAGCATTCAGGTGACGCCGGTACTGGATGAGAAACGGGGGACGCCGTTCACACTGGTGAAATCTCCGGCATCAGGGGCGGCGGACAAACTGCAACTGACAGGCATATCAAAGGCGGCGACATATACGCTGCTGATTGACAGTGTGAAGGTGGAAGTGAACAACGCGGATGCCGCGGCATGATAAAAAAAGGCCGCCAGCGGCAGGAATGGAAGCTGGCGGAGGTAATCCCAATGGAGAATGTAAAGAAAAGATGCTTTCGTATATCGGTTTTTTAAATGAAAACAGTTCTCATTGTCAACCATAACGGTAAGAAATTATGACATTTATTCATCAGGTGATGCTGTACTTCTGTACGGCAGTCTGTGTTATGTATCTTCTTTCGGGTGGGTACAGGGCAGTGCGCGATTTCTGGCGCAGGCAGATTGATAAAAGGGCCGCTGAGAGAATCAGCGCCAGTCAGTCAGCCGGAAGCAAACCCGAAGATCCGCTCATTCCGTAGTCACTTTCTTGACAACACCTTTCAACGAGAAAATCCCATGTCAGAAATCACATCCCTGGTCACTGCTGAGGCAGTGAAGGAAGTCCTGCGCTCTGAAGAAGTCCTGAGCGCACTGAAACAGAAACTCCGCCAGAACCTTGAGGCGCGTCTTGATGCAGAAGTGGATGCCATTCTGGATGAGCTGCTGGGCGTACCAGCGGTTCCGGAGCCGGAAGGCATTGCGGATGACAGTACTGTTTCAGATGGCGTCGGGTCTCAGCCTGACGGTAGTGAAGAGCCTCAGCCTGACGGCGAAATGATGATGTAACCATGCGCAGGGGGTGTCGGTGTGAGCTGATGCCCCACTTGTTGTTGTGAGCTTCCGGATAACGGGAGACGGGGTATGTACCAGATGGAAAAAATCACAACAGGTGTGTCATACACCACGTCAGCGGTGGGAACGGGCTACTGGTTCCTGCAGTTGCTGGACAGGGTTTCCCCGTCTCAGTGGGCGGCAATAGGCGTGCTGGGGAGTCTGCTGTTTGGGCTGCTGACGTACCTGACTAACCTGTATTTCAAAATCAGAGAGGACCGGCGTAAGGCGGCGCGGGGAGAGTAAAGCGATGAATAAAAAATATGAACTGGTTGTTAAGGGGATAAATAATTACGGGGATAAGGTTACTGTTACTGTGAAGCCGGAAGGTGACGGGCAAGCGTCGCTGTTGTTGCCAGATGTGGCGATTAGTCTTGACCGTACTGAAGGTGCCACGCTGGAGTTTTACGAAGCTGAGGCGAAAAAGCAGGCGAAGCAGTTTTTCATGGATGTTGCTGCCGGGTTATGTGAAGGGGATGGTCCGTTGCCGGAAAAGCGCCCCGTAATTTTAGAGGCGCAGGATGTGTTGATAACCTACAAAGGAAAGCTACCGGGAAGAATTACTTGTTCTCTGAAGATGCCGCCGTCAACACTGCGGTCAGAAAAAGATGATGTTGAATCACGTATTGAAAAACTGGAGAGCTACGTCGTTGAGCTGAATAAGAAATGGTCGATATTGGTGCCTTCTGGCGATGAAAAGCAGTTTGCTGCGTTTGACGATTATTGTCGGAAAGTGATGAGCAGAAATCTCGCAGAGTGTTTCAGTATTCATA